GCATTCACATGCTTAAAATCGCAATTGCCAAAAAAGTTATGTGTCGTATCGTACTCAAAGCCTTCATATAGAACATGGCCATTATTTAAAGAGGCTTGATGATATTCAGGGAATTCAAAATCCCATTGTCTAGTTGCTGAGTGAAAATCTCGTTTGTCCTTTTCAACTTTAACATCGCGTTGCCGAATAAATTCTGCCGAAACTTTTCCATTATATATCATTTATGAATTCCTATACACATATTCTAAAGCCCGATCTGCTTCAACTGTTAAAGGCCTATTCTCATACCAATTGCCGTGCTCGGCATCAAATTCACGACATAGCTGTGCAATTTCATTTGATGTTATTGGATATTCACGTCTAATAGCACTCGATGATATTGCAACCATCATCTGATACATCTTTGAGTACCAACCAGTATTAGATATGATTACATATTCTGCAGCTAGCTTACGTGGCCAGAACGGGCAATTTCGGTAACTACTCCAACTTACAGACGTATTATCTAACTTACTTTTACGATATTCAATTACCTGCTTCTGTAATTCTTCGGGCAATCTATCTAAGAAATTGTTTGAATGCTGTCTATCATTATACGGATGCTTGGCGATAAGAGATGCCACGTCAATAGAATCACCACCCACATCAAAATAAAAGTTGTTAGCACCGTCATATAATGCTGGAATGTAGTACATTCGACTAAGGTCTTTAGTTTGCTTATCTCCCATTTCCCCAAGTTCGGTGTTAAGGGCATGCCAAAATTGTCTGATTCTTTCAGATTCAATAGGTTCATCAAGTCTGAAGACGAGTCTAAACTTCGGTTGATCTTTCGTAGAACTAGCAGTTGAATAACAGATATAACCCCAGTTAGGGATAGCGCGAGCCAAAGCATCTTTTAGTTCTCCTTCAAATTTCCAATCATCAACATCAACAGCACACCAGCCTGCCCAAGATAAAACATTCTTGTTGGCTCGTGTAGTTCCATCTTTATAATGAGCCGGTGAAATAAGTTCAGCATCTCGTTTACTACCTTTTGGTTGATTAGATAAATCACGTAATAACCCTGAAAACTGTTGCCAGTTATCAAGATCCATTGTGCGATGAGTTTTGTTATCAAATTGGCTTTTAAATAATGTCAGGGATATTGCCATGATTTCCCTCGTGTGTTGGGGCTTTCCAACCCTCAGGCTTTAATAGATCTGGTAGGCCAAATGGATTTGGACGGCCTTCTTTAATCCCTGGTGATTTAGTCATATTAGCTTCGTAGACTTTATCCCATGCTTTATTGGCATCAACACCTAATACATCTAATGTACCAATTGCAAAGACACATAGGTCAATAAGACCATCAACGATCTCTTCAGGGTCTTCTTCCTTGGCCGCAATAAATGTTTCATCAAGTTCTTCTTGACACATAGCAATGCGAAAATCAAGATACTTTTTCATAAGCTCTTTATCGTGCTTATTTTCTTCAAACCACTTGTGCACACCAAATTTGTTGTGCATCATGTAGATGTCATTAGCCCAGTCGCTCATAATATATTCCTTATCCGAAAAATTCATCTAGTGTTCCGCTGTTATCATAGTTGATAAACCAGCCTGTAGCATCGATCACAGATTTTAGTGGATCGATAAAGGTTTTTTCAAACTGAATATCATAGTTTATATACTTATGTAAATTCAGTTCATCTGGTAGGTAATCAGGAAAGGCAATAACATTCTCATGTATTGTATTTGGAGTTCGTAAGTAGCAAAACTTAACCTTCTCCCCATCACTGATTTTAGTATATTTTTGTGCAAGTCCTAATTTATCTATAAGGCCATTATACAACAAAGCCCCACGGATGTGAATAGGCGTTCCACCTTTATATGACTTTTTACTACCTTTATCTTTGTTAGTCCATTTACTCATAGTACTATCACCAAACCCTACTCCACGAGGAAATGATATTTGTTCTGGTGATAAGGTTCTAAATGTGTTATAGAAGTCCGCAATAAAATCTTGTGTAAGTTTCTCATCACCTCGAATAATAATCTTAAATACCTCACGAAACTTTTCACGTACGACCTCAGGAGTTGAAGACTTAATTGCTTCAATTCCCATAATCTTTAACTTAGGCTCAGCATATTGTACACCTTCGTTATTATGCACGTTAAGGATATATCTTTTCTTTGCTGTCCATATGCCTTTGTCAGAGATGCCTTCACGTTCCATGACCATACGATTTTTATATGCATTCATACATGTGAAAAGTTTATCGTACGCGACATTAAGGTTGTCTTGGAAATGCTCACCGCATATCTTATCAAGAAACTTAACTGGATCCTTAGGTGCGAATTTTTTTACAAGCGGGCCGAAGTTAACATAAAGTGAATCTGTATCCATAGCGATAACATAGTCAACCTTTTCGGTGCCCATAATCTTATTCATCTCAGTATTAACACAACGCTCAGACCATTTGATTGCCAGCTGTCCTGACAAAGTAATACCTTCTGCCATGCGCATATCAAAATAACGGAACCATCTGTTACCAAGGGCTCCATATAGAGAGTTAAGCAAAATCTTAATTGCCATTTGGCGATTGTTTAATTGGTTAATTTGCTTCTCAAGGTCTTCAGTTTTATTGAGTTGGTATGCACGCTCTACGTCAAGCATCTCTCCTTTGATTTCTTTTCGTTCGGCATAATAACTCTCAATGATACTAGGAATAATGCCTTGAAAATCTTTACGGTAAGAAGATCCGTTAGCTGCAATAGCAATATCTTTACCAGCAGTATCAGCATCATTGTTCATATAATGATCAACGCCATGCCGGTAAGCTCCGTTTAGTAGTGTCTCGGGTGACATGTTATATTGTACAATTAGATTAGGATATAGTGAATTAAGGTCGAAAGATACTACCCAATCATGCATGCCAACCTGTGGCTCTTTTACATAACCACCTGGATATGGATCCTTTGTCTTAGTCTCATTAGGAATTAGAGCAATACGTTTCTTGTTTAGCTCACGATATATAATTGCATCCCATATGGCAGTGGTACCAAATGTATCGCTTATGTTTACACCTGCTTTGTATGCCATAGTCTGGCATAATTCAATAAGACCCATCTTGTCATCAATACGCTGAACAAGCTGAACATCCTTAATATTATAATCAATAAACTTCTGATGATCTTTCTCGTACAAAGTAAATAAGCTGCCATGCTCTTCATAGGATAGTTTTTTCTCATTAAGAACAGTATAAGCAATTTGGTCTAGCTTATATGATTCTTGTGGACCATATGAATATCCAAACTTTTTGAACAACTCGAGATAATCAGCTTGTTGGATACCAAGGATCTCATAGCCGTGTTGAACCTGAGATCCCTTCATACCGCGAGAAGTATCAAATGCATTTACTATTCCCCAAGGAGAAAGCTTATTAGCGGCCGCTTCGGTGCCAACACGTTTAATACGATTAATAAGATACGGAATATCAAAGTAACGAATATTCCATCCAGTTAAAATGTCTGGTCTGTTTTCACACCAATATTTGTGGAAGGATGCAAGTAGCGCAGCTTCGCTATCAAACTTGCGATACCGAATTAGATCAGTTCCCATATCAAGTTGAGTTTTGCTATAATCATATTCACCTAAACCCCACACTTCATAGACAGAAGACTTAGAAGATTTAAGTGCTATAGAAATAATAGGATGAAAAGCTTCATCCGGCTTTGGAAATCCTTGATCGGATGCAACTTCTATATCAAAGTTTACTACGTTTACATCACTAGGTTTAAAATCTATTTTATTTGGAAATTGTTGAGCAATATATTGTGCAGCATAATTGGTATTGCCATATATTTTAAACTCATTCAGATCTTTATACTTAGCTAAGAAATCTTTAGCCTCGCGCATATCATCAAAGTTGATTGGTTCGACTCGCGTGCCATCCATAGCAATCCAGTCAGTCTGAGGTTTTTGGCTTTTTAAAAATAATTGTGGTTTAAATTTGATCTTCTTTTCAATACGTACACCGCTGTCATTATAACCGCAGTACATAAGTTGGTTGCCATATCGTTGGACAGATGTGTAAAACGCCAAGTGTATTCCTCCATGATTAGAAACATTATACCATATGGTGCGTCATAAGT